ATTAGCAAGTGTAATATCATGAGTCTTACTAACATATATAACGAGAGATACGGAACTTCTGTTGCAGCGAACGATAATTACATAGCTGTCGGAAACCCTCCAACCTATGATTATAATCCAGCGGAGGGATTTTATAGAATTGGTGAAGTTAAATTGATTAAAAGAGACACATTTAATTCAAATTATTCATCATCATATACATTTACAAAAAGTTTAAACGCACAAACTATTTATAGCACTCGGTTTGGTGAATCAGTGGATTTATCTGATTACTTTTTAGCTGTAGGTAATAGTGTATTATCCGCAAGTGTTACAAAAGGTTCCTTTGTTGATGTTTATGTTATCGACTCCAATTACAATGTTGTGAGTGGCGCTCTCGTACCGGATAACAATTGTGTAGATGAAAGCATTAACACACAAACTTATTCAAACACACCATTAGTCACACTTACCGGATCAAATTCTTTTGGTACATCTGTTAGTATAACCAATAAATACCTTGCCATCGGATCTCCATCTGAAAATAGCAATCGTGGTAGAGTTTACATTTATCAATTTTCTGCTTCTAAATACAAATTGGAATCTGTTCTGACTCCAGATCCAACTTTATACCCTAAACAACGAGGTTTTGGATATTCTATTTCGTTGGATAAAAAGAATCAAAATAGAATTGTTATTGGAAGTAATCAATTGTCTCAATCTAGAGTATATCTATATCAATCGTCATCCGGCGGTTGGGGATTAAAGCAAACATTTGTGCAAGTGACAGGATCACTTTCTGTTGAAAATAGCGTGTTCAATTGGTATCCAGTGTCATTGTTAAATTCTAACTATGGCCAGTCAGTTTCTATTTATGATAAGACCCTTGTAGTTGGATCACCAAATGATTTGGTTTATTATGAATACTCAGGATCAAATATTCAAAGACAAAGAGGCGCTTTTTATGTATATTCTACAAATCCGTGTGATGAAAAACCAACCGGTAGTTACAATTTAATATCAAAACTTTATGGCGACGAAAACACATTCAAAGATAATTTGTTAGGACAATCTGTATGTGTGTTTGAAAATAAGATATTAATTGGTTCTCCAAAGAGATACTCCCCATTCTCCTCGCTTTTTATATCTGGATCTTTAAATTTTTACGAAAACATTTCGGACGCAAATGATTTTGGAGCGTCAACTTTCTTAGGTCAAGTATTATACTATTCGATCACAGGATCTAGCTTAGTCAAAATGACCGATTATCCGATTTCTAAACGTAAGGAAAGTGATAATAGTCCATTTCAAGCATTTGGAAGTGCCGTTTCAATCTATGGAAATAATTTGGTAATAGGATCTCCTGTACCATTATTGAGAGATTATTATTTAAACACCCCATATATTACAGAATCTGGAAGTATGGCGGATGCTAATTATAAACTAACATCTTCTTATTATGCCGAAGGATGTGATGTTACATCAAGTGTAGTATTTCTTCAAATAGAACAATCGGTCACTACAGATACAGGAGCTCCTGTGTATGTTGCACTATGTGAGGAAGTTCCTGATTCGCCATATACAGCAATTGAAGGAAGTGCTTTTATTTATAATTCATCCGATCTTCAAAAGAATTTTAACGTTGGAAATGTATTTTACAATAATAACCGCGTTGTTATCAACAATACCGGAAGTGGTTTAAACTTAATAGCTAGAAATCCAGCTGATCCTACCAAGTCATACATATACATGGATTATGAAAGTCTCATACAACTAAATGAAAAACAATATATATGTACCATCGAACCAGGAGAGTTTAATATTTCAACAAATCCAACAGCTGTAACTGGCAGTGTTATTAACTATGGTATTGTTAATAACACTGATTTTGATTTCAACAATTTAGATTTGATTTTAAGATACATAAACTATAAGTTGACTTCACCAAGAAGCGAACAATGGTGGAATAATATGGTATCAGGTGATGTTGAAACAAGCATTTTGTCTTTTTATTCTGGATCGTATGATATTACAACTCCATACACAGGATCTTATATTCAAGGATCAAGATTCCAAGATAACAAATTAACTGAAGGCTTAAAGTGTATATTGGCTACAAAATCTTATGATGTTAATGGTGATGGTAAAGTAGATTTTCAAGATGGTAATGCTATTTGGAAATATTTTATTAATAATCTTACATTTCAAAATTATCAGAATTATACAAATCCAAATAGTAAGAGAAATACATACGATAGTATGATTAAGTTTTTGGATAATAACACTGGTAAAGGCAATAGAGATTATATAAAGAAAGAATTTTTCAATTACCCATATAGTTCATCCATCGATCCAACTGGCTCTTATTTGGCACCATATATTACCCAAGTAGGTTTGTATAGCGGTGCAGATTTAGTGGCAATAGCTAAATTGGCACAACCAATTAAAAATAGTGGTGAGTTGCCTATTAATATTGCTGTTAAATGGGATACTTAATTATATTTATTATTATAAGGATAAAATATGGCAACATCATCTGACAGCAAAGTAATTGATCGTGAATCTAGTAAAGTCAGCCTAGCTGATAGATACAAGACACAAAAGGCCGGTGGTGCATTTAACGTTCAACAAAACGTTAAGACCAGTGGTGCTAATGAAATATCCTTGGGAGGTAGCACATTTGAAACCAATTATACAAAGACCAAAGGTTTTAAACTACAAATGGGTTTACAACAAAGTGAGTTTAAAGATGTAGGTAACGGTGTAAGTTCCCGTCAGCAATCTGTATATCTAAAAGGATTCAGTTCTACAAAATATGGTAGTGCTGTGATCAATCGTTGATATATATTCTAAATGGTTATATTAGGATTAGACTCTTCAACGTCTGTCACTGGATGGGCGTTTTCTGAAAATGGTAAAATACTTGATGCTGGTTTTATTGATACAAAAAAGTTCGAAACCACCAAGGAAAAAACTTACCATGTTATAGAGATATTGGAAAAAAATAAGCTGATGAAACAGGTTCAACACATTAACCTAGAAGCAGCTTTAAGTGGATTTGCAGGTGGGTTTACCTCACAACAAGTTATAATCACATTAGCTAGACACAATGCGGTGTTTGCTTATATCATAGAAGAACACTTCAAAGTCAAGGTCAATTTGTTATCTGTAAATACTATGCGTAAACAATTGTTTGGTAAGTGTAGAATTAAGGGTGTCAAGTCAAAAGATTTTGTTAAATTGGAGTTGGAAAAATTGATACCAGAAGTTAAAGATTTCTCGGTATTAAATAAAAAAGGTAACTGGGACGAAAAGAATGGGGATATGTACGATGGAATTGTTTGTTCTCTTTATAAAATAACTTGATCTTTAAAATATTCGTTGTATCATTATGACGAGACGTTATGTTAGAAATTTCCGTAATAGATACGCTTACAAAATTGTTCAAGCACAAACCATCCATACAAAAAGGTGGTGATGAAGCTCTATTTTTCTGTCCAAACTGCAAACATTACAAAAGAAAGTTAAACATTAACACCAACACTGGTTATTATCACTGTTGGGTTTGTAACTTTAGTGGAAAGAGTTTTTCTACTCTTCTAAAAAAGATTGGTGCGCCTAAAGAATATTTTGAGTTACTTTGCAAGCACAAGATCAAACACGATACATCAAAGAAGACTGAAATTAAGTTGATGTTGCCTGATGGATTCAAACCCTTATATAAGGATAGTTCCGACATCGAATATAAACACGCACTTTCATATTGTTTTAAACGAGGTTTAACAATCCATGAAATTGTAAGATATAATATCGGATATTGTGTAGATGGTAATTTTAGAAATAGGGTTATTGTGCCGTCTTATGATGATAGTGGTAATTTAAATTTCTATTGTGGACGAGATTTCTATGAGAGTAAGATGAAGTATCGTTTGTGTGAAGCTACCAAAGATATAGTTGGGTTTGAATTGTATTCCGATTTTAATCAACCAGTAACTCTTGTAGAAGGTGTATTTGATGCGTTTGCAGTTAAATACAATGCTATTCCATTGTTTGGTAAGAATTTGTCCAACAAACTGAAAATTAAACTAATGACGTATAGACCACCAAGAGTGAATGTGTTGTTGGATAATGATGCGTTAGTGTCCAGTTTAAGAATATGTGATTTTCTTTTACAAAACAATATAGATACATATTTGATCAGACTTGAAGGAAAAGATCCGAATGAAATCGGACATAAAAAAACTTGGCAATTTATAGATAGTTGTGATAGACTAACAGAAAGTGACTTGTATAGTCTCAAACTTAAAACCATTTTATGATAGTATTAAAAAATACAAACCAGAAGATCGATAACGTCGTTCACATCGCAGATATTCATATTCGTCTGACAAAAAGACACGATGAATATGTTTCTATTTTTCAGAAATTCTACGATTCTCTGGACAAAGTGAAAAAGGTAACTAATTCTGTATTGGTTATTGCCGGAGATGTGTTTCACAACAAGTCTGATCTAAGCCCGGAATGTGTAAAAATCGGTAGTGATTTTTTGAAAAATTGTGCTGATAGAATTCCTACAATCTTAACCGCTGGTAATCATGATGCAACACTAGCTAATAAGGCTAGATTGGATTGCTTGACTCCAATCGTAGATAGTTTAAATCATCCAAATTTATATTATCTAAAGTCGAGTGACGTTTTTCGTTATGAAAACATATTATTTAATAACTTTAGTGTATTTGATGAACCAGATAAGTATATCAACTATTACACCATTCCTTCACGATATAAAAATGAAACTGATCACCACATCGCTTTATTTCATGGACCAGTAAATAATGCCGTGACTGATGTTGGTTATATGGTTAGTAGCCGATCAATAACAAATGAATTGTTCGATGGACATCACATTGCAATGTTAGGCGATATTCATAAACATCAGATTTTACAAGAATTTGATGACGTTGAAAATAAACCTTTGATCGTATATGCTGGTTCTATGATTCAACAGAATCATGGAGAAGAAATCAAGGGTCATGGCTTTCTTCTGTGGGATCTAAAACGTAGAGTTTTTAAACACTACGAATTGATAAATGATTATGGTTTTTATACCATCGAAATCAATAAAGGTACATTGGTAACAGATATTTCTAATATTCCAAAGAAGGCTCGTGTTAGAACCATGTGTTATGAGTCTATTCCATCACAAGTAAAAGAGGTGATGAACGATTTGAAGAGTAAGTGTGATATTATAGAAAGTACATTCATTCGTGTCGATGAACCAAACAATGATTTGACATTAAAGAATGGTCAGATTTTTGATATCCATAACATTTTTGATGTAGATTATCAAAACAAGTTAATAGAAGATAATCTTCTTGTTAAGAAAGTAGATAAAAATCTCATTGAAAAAGTTAAAGATCTAAACAAAACAATCAATAATCAGATTCCAAAGGATAAAGCTCCTAAGAACATTAGATGGAAGCCTAAGACCTTTGAATTTGACAATATGTTTAGTTATGGTGAAGGAAATTTCATTGATTTCACTAAATTAAAAGGAGCTATTGGTTTGTTTGCTCCAAATGCTAGCGGCAAGTCTAGTATTATGGACGCTTTGGCATTTTGTGTCTTTGATAAGTTCAGTAAAGGATATAAAGCATCTCATGTGTTGAACACACAAAAAATGAGCTTCAAATGTAAATTTAATTTTGAAGTAAATGGCGTTGATTATTTTATTGAACGTGAGGGCGAAGCCGATAAAAAGGGAAATGTTAAAGTAAAGGTTAAGTTTTACAAGATTGAAAATGGAAATGAAGTTCCATTGAATGGAGAAGCTCGTCGTAGTACCAATGATATTATCAGAGACTATGTTGGTACATATGAAGACTTTATTCTAACCGTACTTAGCATACAAAATAGTAAGGCTGGATCGTTTATTGATCTAGGTCAGACAGAACGTAAAGATCTCTTGTGTCAATTCATGGGATTGAATGTTTTTGATCAGCTATATACCATCGCTAATGAAAACTTTAAAGAAACCAATACTCTTCTAAAGAATGTTAGTAAGGATCAATTAATAGAAAATTTGCAAATGGTTTCTGGTAGCATTGATCTAAATAATAGAAATATATCTCAATATAATTTGGATATCAAGGATCTTGAAGCCAAAAAAGAAGAACAAAATAACAAGTTATTAGAGTTGTCTAATGATATCGTTAAGACTGCAACTTTTGATTTTGATATTACTAAATTAGAGTCTGAAAAGACACAATTGGAATCTAAGATCGACACATTTGAACATGATATAAATGAAAAGAAGGTTAAATTCTCTACAATTGAAAATCAACTTTCAGATTTATCCTCTTCTTTGAAGAGTTGTGAAAATATAGAAAATGATTACGATCAGTTTAAGATTTGTAAGGATAACGAGTCTAAAAAGTCTTCTGAAATTGAAAAACTAAAGGTAGTTGTTAAGAACAAGATAGATAAGTTAAAAAAGTTGGAAGACCACAAGTATGATCCTAATTGTACATTCTGCGTCAATAACGTGTTCGTAAAAGATGCTATTAAAACCAAGGAAGAACTTGAACTTGATAAAAACAAGGGCAAAATATTGGTAGAAGAATTTAATATTATTAAATCCAAGTTGGATTCATTTGGAGATATTGAATCTCGTTATAAGGAATGTCAACGTATTGATGGTGAAAGAGTTAAGTTGGAAAAAACCAAAGAAATTCTATCTACGTCAGTACTACGTGATGAAAATTTCAAGATTCGATTACAAAATGATTTGAATGGGGTAATTCAAAACATTGATACTTTTTATAAGAACAAAGATATTATTGAAAACAATTCGAAACTACTTGTTATTGTTAACGAAGTAAAAGCTATTGTTAAAAATATCGAATCAGAGATTAAATTGGTTAATAATAAGCTGTTTAATTCTTCTACTGAAAAAGGAAAGTTGGAATTGCAACATAAGAATACTACTGAACAACTGAATAAAGTTAAAGAGTTGGAGGATTCATATGAAGCTTATAAATTGTATACAGGTATAATCAGTCGAGATGGTATTCCATATGAAATCATCACAAAGACTCTGCCTGAAATTGAAAAGGAAGTTAATAATATTCTTCATCAATTGGTTGAATTCTCAATTACGCTTCAGACAGATGGTAAGAATATCATGACAAATATTGTTTATGATGATAAACAATGGCCTCTTGAAATGGCTAGTGGTATGGAGAAGTTTATTTCTGGCTTGGCTATAAGAGTCGCACTAATTAATATTAGTAATCTACCAAGACCAAATATCATTTGTATAGATGAAGGGTTTGGATGTGCTGATAGTGATCATTTAGGTCAAATGGGTGCTTTATTTAATTATTTAAAACATCAATTCGATTTTATCTGGATAATTAGCCATCTAGATCAGATGCGAGATATGGTTGATAGTCAAGTAGAAATAAAAAAAGAAAATGGATATAGCAGAGTAGTATATAAATAATAGTATGAATATATCAGACACCATCATTGTTAAAAATAAAAAATTAAGTTTCACGATAAATGACCACGGGGAGTTTGTACTTTATAAGGACGATGGTTTTAGTATCGAATATTTGATTCTAATAAAAAGTTTAGATACAGGTTTAACATCGAATATGTTATATATAAACATGTCTGATCATTGTGTTAGTTGGACATATAATTGGTGTGTAAAACCAGCAACATTAAAAAACAATCATCCAGGAATAAAATTAGAAATTTATTATTATGATCATGATAGAAATGTAAATTTAATTTATAAAAAAAACTATCGATTTGATTTAACTCGTTTAGATATTAAACTCAAATCAAATCAATATGATATCGCATACGATCCATTTTTTTATTTTTTATATGATCAGGAATTCAAGTCGTTGTGTAATATTAAAGAAGATGATATAGTTTATGATTTAGGCGCTAATATAGGATCATTTTCGTTGGTTTGTAAAAACTTTGATGTTAAAAAAGTATATGCTTTTGAACCAAACACATCGACATTTGATTGTCTCGTATATAATACAGATAGATATGGTGAAAATGTTACATGTTTTAAAAAAGCAATATCAAATTCATTTAAAAAAGTGTCATTTGGAAATTATTCGAATAATAATTTAGAGGATAAAACATGTGGTTGTTCAATTGTAACCGATGATAAAAATCTAGAAACAGTATCCGCTATAAATCTTGAGTTATTTACATATGCAAATGAGCTTGAATTACCAACATATCTTAAAGTTGACATAGAAGGTGCTGAATATGAATTTTTTGATTCAATCAGTGATACTTTTTTAAAAAATTGTCATACTATATTTTTAGAATTTCATGACAGAGATGACAGATTAAATAAAATTATTGACAGATTAACTATGTTAAATTACAAAATGTTTTTTCATGGTGATGAAAAGTATGTATTAAGCCAGACTATGGGAACTATATTTTTTGTTAAACAATTATGAAGAAGTTACTATTCATCACACCACATTTATCAACTGGTGGATTGCCACAATTTTTGTTAAAAAAAATACAAGCACTAAATGATTATTATGAAATACATTGTATAGAATATAATGATCATACAGGAGGTGTATTGGTTGTTCAGAAAGAACAAATTCAAAAGTTGTGTAATAACAGATTTTATGTATTAGGTGAAAATAAACACGATATATTGAAATTAATAGATAAAATAAATCCCGATATAATTGCTTTAGAAGAAATGCCTGAATATTTCATGGATTTCTCCATTTCTTCTCAAATTTATAATGAATCGAGACGTTATTTCATAGTAGAAACTTCACATGATAGTAGTTTTAATCCAAATAATAAAGTGGTTTATCCTGATCATTTTACATTTGTGAGTAAATTCCAAGAAAATAATGTAAAATCTCTACCAGTTAAATCAAAAGTTATAGAATATCCGGTTGAAGTAAAAATACGCCAAAATAGAGAAGTTGGCCTTCAAAAATTAGGACTTGATGTTAAAAAAAGACATGTGTTACATGTTGGATTATTTACTCCAAGAAAAAATCAAAAAGAATTTATTGAATATGCCAGATCGATGGAGAATGAGAATATACAATTCCATTGTGTTGGAAATATGGCGGATAATTTCAAATTTTATTGGGAACCATTGTTAATTGATTTGCCTAAGAATGTAAAAGTGTGGGGTGAAAGAAAAGATGTGCACAACTTTTATAGTTGTATGGATTTATTTTTGTTTACCAGTAGAGGTCACATAAATGACAAAGAAACTGCTCCCATCGTAATCAAAGAAGCAATATCATATAACATACCAAGTTTATTTTATAATCTTCCTGTATATCTGGATCGATACTCTTGTTATGAAAATGTAAAATATTTGAATGAAACTAGTTTTGATGATAATTTAAATTTAATACGTGATACAATATATGGTTCTAAATCGTCTGTAAATGTAGATGACAAAGATTTTATAGCAGTTATTTCTACTCATCCAAATTATGATGCTGTCGAAGAAACCACTATAAAATCTATTAAACAAATTAAAAAGGCTGGATATAAAGTTATTTTAACATCACACTATCCAGTCAGTACTAAATTACAATCATTAGTTGATCATTGTATATATGATAGTAATAATCCATCTTTGACTCATAATTTTTATAAAACGTGGTCTTATGTAAATCAATATCACGATATTAAAATATATCTACCATCGTGTGGATCGGATGTATATCATGGATTGGGTGTAGCTCTAAATTATTATAATGGGATTAGTTTGGCTAATAAGTTAGGATATAAAAATGTGCTTGCGTTTAACTATGACGTAGTTATTTTAGAAAAAGACTTCAATAAGTTAGATATTGTAAAAAATATAATGCAAACAAAAAAGGGATTTTTCTTTTATGATAAAGCTTTAGAAGGAGACACACTAAAGACCGTATTTCATGCTATTAATACAGACTTTTATCTTAACCTATTTGAATACTTCACACCAAACACGTATGAGAAATTTGTTAAGGAAATGAACATATCAAATGGTCTTGAACAATTTTATTACAATCGTGTTATAAATAAAAAGAAAGATTTATATATTGATTATAAAAATAATGAAGAGAGTTTTTTCAACAATAGTGAACTTAATATGTTTTCTATGTGTGAATATCTATCAGTTTTACCAATTCCAAATCAAAATAAGTTTGTATGTTTGAGCAACTTTAATAATAAAATAGATAATAAAATAAATGAGATATGCGTTTATGAGAATGATATTTTAATCAAACGAGAATTTGTACAAATAACAAAATCTGGTTGGTGGCATATAGAGGTTGATTTTATTCCAAACTGCCGGTATAAAGTATTGAATACGATTTTTGACAAAGACAAATCAAGTATTATAAGAGAAATTTCATCCGAGTTTTCATCGATTGATGAATTAAAAAATAATGGACATTTTATAGCTAAGTAATTATGAAAATAGTACAAGTACATTTAGGTTTATTGCCAATTCCACCAAATGGTTGGGGAGCCGTTGAGAAAATTATTTGGGATTATCATCAACAATTAAACTCTAAGGGTTTACATTGTGAGATAAAGTATTTGAATGATGTTAAGTATAATGATAATACAATTGTACACACACACGTTGCAAACTTAGCCAACGAGTGTTATGAACGTGGTATACCATATATCTTCACATTACATGATCATCATGCGTTTTTATATGGAAAAGATTCTGATGTTTTTAAACAAAATTTAAAGGCTATAGAAAATAGTATTATATCAACCTGTCCAGCAAAATATTTGGTTGATTATTTCGGAAGCAAAAAGTTGCGTTATTTTTCTCATGCTGTAAATACTAATTTATTTAAATTTAAAAATTATGTCAAGGGTGACTACAAACTATTATGCGTTGCTAATAATGGTTATGCTAATAACCAATCATATGACAGAAAAGGGTTTAAATACGCAATACAATCTGCTAAAGAGTTAAACCTTCCTATTACAATTGCTGGGCCTAGTAATAATAAAAAGTTTTTTGAAACACTTGACCCATCATTAAATGATTATGAAAAGTTAACTAAAGTGTTTGATTTGGATGAAGATGGACTCATTGAACTTTATAATAAACACCACATATTTATTCACGCATCGGAGTTGGAGGCTGGACATCCAAACTTAACTCTATTGGAAGCTATGTCATGTGGATTACCTGTAATTGGTACGTTTGAAAATAATAAATACGATGGAATGATTGTTGTTGATAGGGATGTAAATCAGATTAAAGATTCTATTGTTAAAGTAATTTCGAACTACGAACAATATCAATCTGAAGCTTTAAAAGCCGCTACGAACAATTCTTATAATATACGTGTTGATCAATTGATAGATTTATATAAAGAATATACAAGTAAACTATTTGCCAAAAATTTTATTGATGTATATTCTGACTTAAATAAGAACATGATTAAGGTTAATAATAAAGTTAACGTTGAATATTCATTCAATGATAATGCATTTGTACAAGTTACTAAGTGTGTTAATAAAAATGAAACATTCAATGTCAAATTTAAGAATCCTACAACCGATGAAGTTCTATATGAAACCAATTTACAAGATGGTTGGTGGGGTCGTTGTGATTATACATATTTTATTCCATACAATTTGGTTGTTAAAAGTAATTTAACAAACGATATTGTTTTAAACTACGATTTGGATCTTGAGGATAAAAATGTTTTAATAGAATATGAAACCAACGCATTAGGCGATCAATTGTGTTGGATGCCGATAGCTGAACAATTTAGAAAAAAACATAAATGTAATTTATTCTTAAAGATAAGGCTCCGTGAATTATTTCAAAATAAATATAAAGATATAAATTTTATAAATTTTGATGAATCTGTTCCTAACTTATTTGCAACATATAAACCTGGGTGGTATGTTGATAAAAATTCTATAAATTCAATGAGATGTAGAAATGATATCAGAAAACAACCTTTACAAAAAGTTGCTAGTGACTATTTGGGTTTAAGTTATATTCCAGAAAGGCCAATGTTGGATTTTAAATTAATGCCATCGCAATTTAAAAAACCATATGTTACTATTGCAACTCAAAGTACAGCACAAGCGAAGTATTGGAATCATAAGGGTGGGTGGGATATAATAGTAGGTTATTTGAAATCAAAGGGATTTGATGTAGTGTGTATAGATAAAAATAGTTCATTTGGAAATAAGAATCATATGAATTATATACCAGACAATGCTATTGATTTAACAGGAAATCATTCTTTGGAAGAACGTATTAATCAGATCTATCATAGTTCATTTTTTATAGGTCTTCCATCAGGATTATCATGGTTAGCTTGGTCAATAGGAAAGCCTGTAACATTAATTAGCGGATTTTCTCATGATTATACAGAATTTGAAACTCCATATAGAGTTCAAAATAAAAATGTGTGTAATGGATGTTGGAACGATAATTATTTTGACAGAGGTGATTGGTTATGGTGTCCAAAATCCGATAAAAAGGAAATGTTTGAATGTACAAAATCAATTACTCCACAAATGGTTATAGAAAAAATTGATAGTCTTATAAAAGATAATAATTTATGAAAATTGTAGGAAGTTATATCGGCGCGCATGATGTGGGTTTTTCTTTAATTGAAAATAATCAAATACTTGCGTGTTATACAGAGGAGAGATTTTCACGTATAAAATCTGCATATGCTGCTGGAGCATTTCCATCACATAGTTTTGAAGCAATTCAAAAAGATTTTGATTTTGATATAAAGGATCCAAACGTAAAATTCGTAGTCGCAAAGCCTTTTATTCATCATAAACATCATGAGATTATAAATGTATTAAAAAATAAAAGTATAAAATTAATAGGACATCATTACTCACACGCATGTGGCGCATACTATACATCTGGATTTAATGATAATACATTAGTTGTATCATACGACGGTGGTGACATAGGAGATGATAATTGGACTGAATTGAATATTTCTAACTATCAAAAGTACAATTGGTTCAATAATTTAAATGATAATCAATCAGTATCATACGTAGTTAAAAATGGTAAATTGATTGAAGTAGGTGAAAGACTAAAACACGGAAGTATTGCAAATATGTGGTATTTGATGTGTTATATATTTGGTTTAACTCCATTAAAGGACGAAGGAAAAATAATGGGTCTCGCTGCACAAGGTAAGTTTGATCATAAAATTCATAGTATATTAAATTTCTTTGTTAAGAATGATATGATAAAGGCGACTTGTACCATTGAAAATAAATTTAAACAACTTTTACATGGTTTAAATCAAGAAGACGCTTTGGATTTAAAAAGAAATTTAGCGTATAATTTACAATATATTACAGAAAATACTCTTTTAAATCATATTAAGTCTTTGTATGACCAATATGGTCCATTTGATAATATTTGTTTAGCAGGCGGTGTATTTGCAAATGTAAAGTTAAATCAAAAAATAAATGAATATCTACCATTTAAAAATATATGGGTATATCCAGCGATGGGAGATGAAGGATTGTCTTTGGGTTCCGCAATTGCATATGGAGTAGAACTTGGAGAATTTACAAATCGTAGAATTAAAAATGTTTTTTTTGGAAAAAAACACTCTGAGAACGATATACAAAAAGATATTAATAATTTTTCATTCAAGTTTGGTAAAAACATAGTAGAAGAAAAATTAGACTTTGATAATGTTGCGAATTATTTAGTTGATGGAAAGGTCGTTGGGATTTTTGATGGAGCAACTGAGTATGGACCAAGAGCATTAGGATCTAGATCTATAGTTGTTGAACCAACTAGATTAGAAACGCACGCGTATATTAATAAAAGATTAAAACGAGATGAGATAATGCCATTTGCACCAATCATTATGGAAGAACATATTGAGGATATATGTCACGTATATAAATCTAAGAATACCGCCGAATTTATGACATTGTGTTATACCGTTCGTGAAGAATGGGCCAACAAAATTCCAGCAGTCATAAATTTTCATGATAACACTGCTAGACCACAAGTAGTTAATAAAGATCGTCACTCTTTATTTCATAAAATACTTAGCAAATTCAATGAAAAAACAAATATACCGGTATTGATGAATACAAGCTTTAATGGTCATGGTGAACCTATAATAAATTCACCAAACGATGCTCTGTCTCACTTGTCGGAAGGTACTATTGATTTATTGATCATAAACAATAAAATTTATAAACTAGTATGAAAACAAAAAATAATTTTTTTAACGTAAAGTATACAGACTCATTTATTAAACTAACATTTAATGGTGTACCCGACTATTATTTTAATCATACACTTCATTATGTAATTTCAAGTAAGGAACATGAATTTTATTCAACCGAAACTCCAGAAATTGGTTATTGGTATTTACGCACAAATATAAAATCATTACAATTTGATTATATCAAACTCTATGCATTCAGTATGGACGATGGTATGAATCTAATAGATGAGTATGATTTTAACATAAAAGATTATAATTTTATGTTTAATTTAAAAACCAATAATCTCAATGATTCCAGAGTTTGGGGATCTTACATAGATTTATATAACCAAACACATGGTACTAATTTTAAGTATTATGTAAATATGACTGAGTTTAATGATGAGCTTGACAATTTTGAAATTTCCAGAGAAAAGTATAATACAATCTATAATTTAGAGTTATCTGACTTAAATAATGTTCCATCGGTCGAAATTATCAAAAAATTTATAGGCAGTTTATAAAATTTCAAAAGATATAATAAATAGTGAGATGTTCACTTTTTCTGGCACTATTTATAAATTAAACATAACTTTTGAAAGGAATAAATTATGCCAATACAAGAAGGTGGAAGATTTTCACCAGAACAAAATATAGTAAGTCCTGGTGTATTTACCAGAGAAAATGACCTATCAGGGCTAGCCCAAGGCGTAGCCAATATCGGAGGTGCCATCGTAGCACCATTTTCAGACGGACCAGCATTCTTCCCAGCAAGAATGACCGAAGTAGCAATGCTCGAACAACGTTTCGGCGTAGCTGATGGAGTTTATTATGGTCCATACACAGCCAAAGAGTATCTAATTCAACAAGGTGTAGTAACCGTTGTACGTATCGGTGGTCTAACCGGATACTGGCAAAAGAATCCATTGGTCGTATATGCTGAACCAGGTTACTGGAACAGAAATAGTGACTTGGGTGCTTTGACCACATCATCATTCATGTACTTAGATAGTGATAATTATACATCAAATCTAATTCTTGAATATAGTTCATCAACACTAGCTTCAAGCCAAACTGGAATTCGTGGTGTTACTCCTTCTGGCACTATATCTTCTTCTATAAATGTACAACGTGCCACAAATACGGAAATTGAACAATTTCTTGTATCAATCAATTGGCCAAATGCATCAAATAGTTCAACATTATCCGCGTCATTAGCCGCATCTGGTAGTAAAGGTAAATTGTTCAAGATTGCAACTACAAGAAATAGCTATATTTTCAGTGCTTCTGTAGTACAACAAGGTTTGAAGGTACAACCACCAGGTGGTTCTAGTGAATATGTATTAGCTAACTTTGATTATGATAAATCGATAATTCAAACTTATATATCAGCATCAGTAGGATCAACGAAGTATGTTTTATGGGCTACAAGTAATTACTTAGTAAGTACAAGACCATATTATAGCTATTTAACCGCATCTTATACTCTAAGTGGTAATGATGTAACTTATGGATTAGTATTTGGTAGATATGCCGCAAACAACGATCTTAATTTTAGTACGGCAAGTATAAGCAGTTCAAAGTCAAATGCATTATTTGTTTACAGACACGATACATCACGTTTGAGACTAAATGGTGTAGTTAATGGTAAGTTTGCTCCAAAGGCTGCTGTAAGTAACTATCCAGCTGGATACAATGGTACAGGTGGATCATTAAGTGGTTCAGTATTGTATGCTGGAAAACAAGTAAATCTTGGAACAGTAACTACAACAAATAGTTCTGGTGCTAACACATACTTGTTTAGACGTATTTCAGGATCGACTCCAGCATCTGGAGTATTTGCTGGTTATTATTATCTAAGTTCGAGTGTACAAAATCAAGATGTAAGTCCAGAAGTTAAGATTTCTACAGCTTTCAACGAAAGTTCTGAAACTGTTGCTTACTTCTCAGCATCAATGACTTCAAGTGCCAAGATTTCATTAGATTATGATACAACCACATTTGATGTAAATGGTACTTTATCATTATATAGCGCAAGTGTAAAATCTATTAGAAGTTCAACAAGTTGTGGTTCATCACTACAATTCTTGGGTCTAGTAGGTGGCGCTTATGGTGATTTCAATGGTACATTCACCAGTCAAGACAATTCCGGTGGTGATCCATGTAATCCAAATACATCTGCAAGAACCAAGATGGTATTGGCTGTTTTGAATAATACTCAAAATGGTTCAACCCAGTTCAATAACAGATACGAAGTGTTTGGTTTTGATACATCAACTTTGAGTCAATTGACAAGTTCAGTATTTCCATATAAAGGACTAATCAATCCAAACGAAAATACTTATCAATTAATTTTGAAGTATAACTTCGCAAATGATGATGGTACTACAAGTGCTGGTACATATGGTTATTATGACTTCACCCTAAACGAAAGCGATAATAATTATATTGCTAACGTATTCGGATTCGATCCTACTGCTGGTAATCCTGCTAAGCAAGTTGCCGGTCAAAAGGTAGAAGCTGCTTACAACTACTTGTTGTTCAATGATAGCATTCAACGATTCATCGCTGAAAAGACTCGTCCAAGTGCAGAAGGTGGTGGTTGGAAACTATATGCTAAAACTGCTCCAGAAACCGGATTTGCAGTTGGAGAACCTCTAAAGTTTGTAGATCAATATAGTACAAACTTGAATGCTGGTGATAGCCAATTTGGTATTACCAATGCATATACTCCATGGATCTATTCCCAAAAGATTGCTCCATTCAAGGGTAGTGCAGATGCAGCTTCTACACCAACTAAGTTCCAATTATTTAAGGTACACACTTTGAGTGATGGTACATTAAGCAACAAGAAGTACAAGATTGAAATCAGTAACGTTAAGTTGGCTGGTACAGTCCCAGGCAGTGATTGGGGTTCATTTACACTAGCAGTTCGTGCTTATAGTGATACTGATAAACGTCCAAAGTATTTGGAAATTTATCAAAACTTGAATCTAAATCCTGAATCTGCTAACTTCGTTGCTCGCAGAATTGGTGACAGATATGCTTATATTACCTTCGCTGGTAAAATCATTGAGTTTGGTACATATACCAACTTGAGTCAATACATCAGAATCGAAATGGCTGATGGTCTATATCCAGAAGTATCGGTTCCATACGGATTTGAATCATATTCAACTCCAGTTGCTGGTACTTTGGCAGATATTATTCCACCAGTAAGATACAGCAAAGCAAGTATCTGGTCATTGGCTCCTGGTAAATATGCTTCTGGTACAGTCTTCAACGACGTTCCACAAGCTGACGACGAATTGGTATCATTGTATCCAACATCATCTGCTAATGTAGGTGTATATAATGATACATATCAATACTTCAAGCCACTACCAAGTAGTGTAAATGGTATCAACATTGACTTCGACTTGGAAGACAAGACTTGGGGTACTGATAGTGCTAAGTTCTATGCAAATGGAACTGGTTCACTACTATCTCCAACATTGAGTGGTAGTATTCCAAGCAACTATGATCCAGTTAACGAATCAACTTATGTTAAACTACGTAAGTTCTTGGTTGGATTCCAAGGTGGATTTGAAGGTCAATGGCCAGCAATTCCAATCAATATAGGTAGTGATATTACCGCTGGTAATACACAAGGTCTAGATTGTACAAACATCAATAGTCCAGGTAGTATTGCTTATAAACAAGCAATTGCTGCTCTAGGTAATGCTGATGAATTTGATATCAATTTGATCGTATTGCCTGGTATCTTCTGTGAACAACACAGCTATGTAACTGATATTACAATCGATATGTGCGAAGCTCGTGGCGATTGTTTCTATATCATGGATAACATTGTGTTCCCAGCAAGTAACCAAACCGTTGGATTGATTGATGCCGCTGTCAACAGCGTAGCAACAATTGATAGTAACTACGTAGGTACATATTATCCATGGGTTAAGATCCTAGATACAAATACCAACAAGGTTATCAGTGTTCCACCTTCAGTAGTATTGCCAGCAGTATATGCTGCTAACGACAATGCTGCTGCCGAATGGTACGCACCAGCTGGTCTAAATCGTGGTGGTATTCCAACCGCAGTACAAGTACTTGATCGTTTGACACATAGTGAACGTGACACCTTGTATGAAGGTCGTGTAAATCCAATCGCAGCATTCCCTGGCCAAGGTATTTGTGTATGGGGTCAAAAGACTCTACAAATCGCCCCAAGTGCTTTGGATCGTATCAATGTTCGCCGCTTGTTGATCAACTTGAAGAAGTTTGTCGCAAGTTCAAGCAACTACTTGGTATTCGAACAAAATGTTGCTTCTACAAGAAATCGTTTCTTGAGTATCGTAAATCCTTACTTGGAGTCTGTACAACAACGTAATGGTATCTACGCTTATCAAGTTAAGATGGATGAACAAAACAATACTCCTGACCTAATTGATAGAAATATCCTATATGGTCAAATCTTCATCCAACCAACTAGAACTGCTGAATTCATTATCCTTGACTTCAACATACTTCCAACGGGCGCTCAATTTTCTTCCTAATCTAGGTTAAAGAAAATTAAACAGAACCCCGCTTAGAAATAAGCGGGGTTTTTTGTTTGATCGGTATATTTATATTTATGATACTATTAACACGAATCGTTGAGGATTTAACTAACCCACAAGTTAAAAACGCCGTAGATCCATCTCTTTTAAAGTTAATTGACAAGGTAATCGATGACACAAATGTTTTGGTAGTTAATAACTTAAAAATGGTAAAGGATATTTTATCAAAAGAACCAATTGATAAGGCTAGATTAGACGTTGCACTAAGCAATTATAAACGTTATTTTAATAGAGACAATGGCGGCACACCTGAAGTGATTCGTGGTATGACAATGCAAAATAAACTAGACGAGTTATCAAAATGATTAGTTTAAACAACATTTTAAATGAAGTTTTATCTGAGTCTGATCCAAAAGTTGGAACTGGTAAAAAACCAAAAGGATCTGGTAGAAGATTGTATACAGATGAAAATCCGAAAGATACGGTTAGAGTAAAATTTAGAACATCACAAGACATTAAAGATACACTAGCTAGTAGTAGTTTTAAATCAAAAAGTCACAAAAGACAATCTCAAATTATAAATCTTATACATCAGAGAGTTAGAGCAGCTTATCAAAATGCTAAAGATCCAAATGTTAAAAGTAGGTTGAAAAGTGCTTTAGACTATGCTATACAACGTAAAGAGGCATCAAAAGCAAAAACAATAAAATTAAATAAAGAAACATCCAATCCAGAATCTGGTAAATCATCTCCATATGGTTCTGGATATGGGGTGGTTAAAAAAACAAACAAATAATTTTATACCAATTATCAAAATGATCAGTTTAAACGATTTATTATTAGAAGCTAAACTTCCTCAGAGCGAGCAAGATATGGATCTTTATGCTCGTAAATACAAAAAAACAATAGATTATTTACGTACCAAGAACAAAGTACTATTGCTTACAACCAGTAATAGATGGAGTGGTCACAAAGACGATATCGCTAAAAGCACACAATTAGCAATTAAAATACAAGAATTATTAGGTAAAGAAAAAGTAACTTTAATTGATACAACCAAGTTAAACATATTTCCGTGTGAGGGTAACGTATCATCTAAATGGGGAAATCATTGTGGCACCAAAGATTCATCATTAAAAGATAAAGAAAAAAATCCCACAGGTCAACATCGTTGTTGGGCTAGTATTAATAACAAAAATGATGAATTATGGAAAATAAGTAAAGAGTTATTTGAAAGTGATATCGTTTTATTTTTTGCTAGTGTGAGATGGGGTCAAGCCAATGGTTTTTATCAAAAATTGATCGAAAGATTGACTTGGATTGAGAACCGACATTCTACTTTAGGTGAAAGTAATATAGTAAAAGATATAGATTCAGGATTTATTGCTACTGGTCAAAATTGGAATGGTAAAGATGTTACACAAACACAAAAAGAAGTACTTCAGTTTTTTGGATTCAAAACACCAGATCAATTATTTTGGAATTGGCAATTTACAGATAATGCTCTTGATGAAACAAAGAGTTCTTACAAAAAAGCAATTCCTGTATTCGATAAAACATTTTTAAAACCATATGATAAGACTAAATAACATTTTAAGTGAAGTAATACAAGAAGGTGGTGCCGGAGGTCATATGGCACATCCATTTGATTTTGTAAATACCGGTGCTAAATTAGTAGATGTATTTGCGAAATCAGTAAAGTCTTTGAAGCAAGGTGCCGGTAGTGTAAAGATTGATGGTGTTAATGCAAGTATCCGTATGATAAACAGCCAATTTGTAATGGATCGTGGATCAGCAAAACCACTTGATATTAAGGGCATGAGACCCGAAGATTTGCCAAATAGATTTGAACCAGGTCATGGATTTATTAATATTGGAACTAAAGTAATCAATATTTTCGATGAAGCGATTCCAAGTACCAAATCCGAATTAAAAAAGTTGGGCTTGTTGAACAATCCAAATATATTGTTTAATATTGAATATGTAGAAGGTACAACAAACGTAGTTGGTTATGGTGATATTGGAAACTTTTTAGCAATTCATGGCTTAAAAGAGATCAAACCAAAGACATTTGGTAAGGATGGTAGTGTAAAATCCCGTGTTGCTGTTGAAATACCGTATGATAAAGCGGCAATGCAGTCCTACATCAATAAATTAAATAAGGTTGCAATGAAATATGGATTCAAAGTACTAGGCAGTGTCGGCACATCATTTAAATCGGATCCAAATTTGGCCAAAGTATTGAGAGAACCAGTAACATTATATCCTACAGAAGTTGCTGAAACCAAGTCATTAAAAGACTGGTTAAAAAATGTAAAAATCAATCTTCCACTTATCACCCGTGAACAATTTATTAATGCTTCAAACAGCAAAAATATTACGCAAGATTTTGCCGGTCAAGACGTTCAAAAGATTATAAATGATACCATTGTTTATTTAGCCACTATCAAATTAGGAGATGAAGTATTAAAGAATGCTACTAGTGAGATTGGTGACTTAGATAAACATGAAGGAATCGTGGTTAGAGATCCAAATATTTATAACAATCCTTTCAAAATTACAGGAAGTTTTATTATAAAAGGTTTGGAAAGTAAGTTTAAGAAATAAAATAAATACATATTTGTTATGAAAAGAGCATTAGGTAAAAGCAATCTTGATATTGTTAAAGATTATGTTGATGGCGTTCGTCCATTCGTCCAAGTAGGATATGATTCTAATTTGGAAAATTCAACCCGTAAAGAAGGTGAAGAGTGGGAGGATGGTCAAGGACGTAAATGGGTTTGGAAAAATGGTAGTAAACGTAGAGTTTCAAAACGTGCAACTCTTGTTATAGAACAAAGATGTACGTGTTGTAATATGGATGTTAGATGGGGCAGTTATTTGGATGATCGTGTTTGGCCAAAAACACAAATGTGTTATGAGTGTTTTACCAATGAAGAAACTCGTCTAAAAACTCTTGGTATTTGGGATACATTTAATAAAATCCGTGAACTTAAAAATGTAAGATCCGCATTGCAGGATTACAAACGAAAGTTTGAAGAAACAAAAAGCTGGTGTGAACAAAATCATGGTAAACCAATTGAATTTTCAGAAGAAGATGGTTCAGTTGAACGTTGGAGTGGTGCTGAAAACTTTTCAAAAGTATTAGAAGATGTTACCAAGGATTTAGAAGCTATCAATGAAAGATTATCAACGATAGACGCGGAGATTGTGGAATTAGAAACAAAATATGAGTCAGCCAAACTTAAGAGAGATAATAAAAATAGAGTATAAGAAGTGTATTGAGGATCCTATATACTTCATGAAGAAGTATGTGAAGATTCAACATCCTATACGTGGTACCGTTGGGTTTGAACTATATCCATTTCAAGAAGAAGCTTTACAAGACTTTGTTGACAATCAATTAAACATCGTTCTTAAAAGCCGTCAGATGGGTATTAGTACTCTTACTGCCGCTTATAGTTTGTGGTTGATGACGTTCCACAACGACAAGAACATTCTTTGTATTAGTATTACTCAAGAAACCGCAAAAGAAATTGTTACCAAAGTACGTTTTGCTAATGACAACTTACCAAGTTGGCTTAAGGTACCTTGTGTAGAAGACAATCGTTTATCATTACGTTTAAAGAATGGATCTCAAATTAAAGCGGTATCATCTGCTGGTACCGCAGGTCGTTCATCAGCACTATCATTACTAATCATAGACGAAGCTGCATTTATTGATGGTGTTGAAGAAATATGGTTATCTGCTCAATATACATTGAGTACTGGTGGTAGAGCTATCGTGTTGAGTACTCCAAATGGTGTTGGCAATTTCTTTCATAAAACATGGGTTGAAGCTGAAGCAAATCAGATTTCTGGTAAAGGGGGATTCAACACAATAAGACTTCCGTGGCATTTACATCCAGATCGTGATCAATCTTGGAGAGATAAACAGACCGAATTATCCGGTGTAAAAGGTGCAGCACAAGAATGTGATTGTGACTTTAGTACATCTGGTAATCAGGTTGTTGCAGTTGATATTCTAGAGTTTTATAAACAAACATATATAAAAGATCCAGTTGAAAGACGCGGTAACAATCAAGATATGTGGATATGGTCATATCCTGACTATAGTAAGAACTATATAGTTACTGCGGATTGTGCAAGAGGTGATGGTGGAGATTTTAGTTCGTTTCACGTATTTGATGTTGAGTCATTGGAACAGGTTGCTGAATATAAGGGTCAATTAACAACCAAAGATTATGGTAATTTGCTTGTTAGTATAGCCACCGAGTATAATAATGCATTGTTGGTGATAGAAAATAATAACGTTGGTTGGGCTACAATACAACAGGTTGTTGACAGAAATTATCAAAATACATTTTATAGCGCGTCTGATTTAACAATAGTCGATGTTGAAAGAACTTATACAAATAAACTCAATACTGCCGATAAAAAATTAGTAGCTGGTTTTACTACCACTACAAAAAATAGACCATTGATGGTTAGTAAATTGGAATCATTATTTAGAGAAAAAAGTATAATAATTCATTCACTTCGATTGTACGAAGAATTGAATGTATTTATTTGGAATGGTCCAAAAGCAGAGGCTATGAAAGGTTATAATGATGACTTAGTGATGTCATTGGCAATTGGATTATGGGTTAGAGAAACGGCTCTTAAATTGAGAAACGAACAAATACAATATAATAGACAAATGTTGTCTGGAATCAACAAAGTAACCAGTATACACAATCAACCATTGTTAACAAAACCATTTGGTCAAGCATCTGAATCTTGGGATTTCAGTCCCAATGCCAATGTAAACGGCAAAAAAGAAAGCTTAAAATGGTTGTTATAAATACTTATATATATGGCGGTAAAATATGACTGATAAAGCATTTCAAGAATTAAAGAATAGATCACTTTTTGCCAGACTTAAACGTCTGTTTAGCAATGACGTAATTGTTAGAAACGTCGGTGGTAAGAAGTTGAAGGTTATAGATACCGATGAAATTCAGTATGCGACTGATCGTAATAGTCTAAGAGATCGTTTCAATAGACTACGTACAACCTCATATAATCAGTATACAAGAGATTTCAATCTATCATATCAAAGTAGCCGTGTAGAACTATTTCGTGACTATGATACGATGGACATGGATCCAATTCTTGCATCCGCACTTGACATTTATGCAGATGAATGTACTAGTAAAAATGAATTGGGTGACATCATTTCGGTACAATCTTCTAACGACGATATCAAACAAATATTAAATAATTTGTTTTATGATATTTTGAATATCGAATTCAATCTTTGGAGTTGGACTCGCAGCTTAGTAAAGTATGGTGATTTTTATTTGAGGCTTCATATTAGTCCTGAATATGGTGTATATATGGTAGAACCTCTCAGTTCATATTATGTAACCCGTTTAGAAAATGCACATCTAGAAAACAAGAATTTTGTTAAGTTCCAAGTCAATCTTCCATACGGAAATAAGATCGAAGATCTTGAGAACTATCAAATGGCACACTTTCGTTTGTTGAGTGATAGTAATTTCTTGCCATATGGTAAGAGTATGTTGGAAGGTGCTCGTCGTGTATGGAAACAATTGAGCTTGATGGAAGACGCAATGTTAATTCATCGTATCATGCGTGCTCCAGAAAAGAGAATTTTCAAGGTAGATATTGGTAATATTCCACCAAATGAAGTTGATAATCATATGGAACGTATTATCTCACAGATGAAAAAGACTCCATATTTGGATCAAGCTACTGGTGATTACAATCTTCGTTTCAATCTACAGAACATGGTAGAGGACTTTTTCTTGCCAGTTCGTGGTGGTGATAGTGGTACCGATATTAGCAATTTGCCAGGTCTTGAATGGACTGGAACAGACGATATCGAATATCTACGTAACAAGATGATGGCAGCACTCAAGATTCCAAAGGCATTCTTGGGTTATGATGAATCTTTGAGTGGTAAAGCTACTCTTGCTGCCGAAGATATTCGTTTTGCACGTACAATTCAACGTATTCAAAGAATTATTGTTAGTGAATTGAATAAGATTGCTGTTATTCACTTATATTCTCAAGGATATCGTGACGAATCACTTGTTGACTTTACATTAGAATTGACCAATCCATCTACAATCTTTGAAAAAGAAAAGATTGATGTTTGGAAGAGTAAGGTTGAAGTCAGCAAAGACATGCAAGAACAAAAGTTGTTCAGTAAGAAGTGGATTTATGAAAACGTATTTAGTATGTCTGATCAAGACATGATTAATCTACAAAAGCAACTTATTGATGATGCTAAGGGAACATATAGATTTAAGCAAATTGAAGAAGATGGTAACGATCCAGCCTTGAATTTCTTGAAATCAAAGGGTGAAGAATCAGGTGGATCAGGCGGATCTGGTGGTGGAGACACTGGTGGTAATACCGGTGGTGCTGAAGCTGGCGGTGGCGCCGAAGCCGGTGGTGGTGAAACTGGTGGAGGCGCTGAAGCTGGCGGTGCAGCTGGCGGTGCTGAAGCTGGTGGTACTCCTCCACTCACAGAAAAGAAAAGAGATCAAACTGGAAGAAAAGATGCTAGAAAATATCCGTTTGGAGAAGATCCTTTAGGTACTTTAGAAAACAATAGAGATAGTGATTTATCACCAACACATAAGTACAAAAATAAATCTCCATTGTCGATGGAATCTATATCATCTCTAGTTAAAGCATTCAATAGTCACAAAGATATTTTAAAGGAATCTCAAAACAAACCTTCGTTCATGGACGAAAATAACATAAAAGAATAAAGAATAGTATAAATAGTGATTATTTTTAAATTCTATTTATATTTATATTTAATTGGAACTTATGCATAAGAAAGCGAAACATTCAAAGTTTAAGAATAGCGGTGTTCTATTCGAACTACTTACCAGACAGATAACGTCTGATATTCTTGCCGGTCGTGATGAATCATTCACGAAAAATCTAATGTTCAAATATTTCAACGAATCAAAAGAACTTGGCAAGGAGTTTCAATTATACAACTTCATATCATCACAATCCTCTAAAAATCCACAAACCGCAGATCGTATTCTTGATGTGGTTTTGCAAACACGTTCCAAAATTGATGCCCGTGAGTTGAATAAGCAAAAATATAACTTGGTTAAAGAAATCAAAGAACAATATAACATCGATGAATTCTTGAAGAATAAGATTCCAAATTATAAATTGTATGCATCAGTTTATAAATTATTTGAGAATCAAAATTTAAATGAAGTTAAGTTTGGAGTAGAAGAATTGGTAGAAGCAAGAGAATGTGTTATTGAAAGTTTGACTAAAGATAAAAAGAGTGATTCACAACCACTAGATATCTATGATAGTCAACCAGCTGAAGTTAGACTATTAGCTTATAAGTTCCTAATTGAAAATTTCAACAAGAAATATAGTAACTTGCTACCAGACCAAAAGCGTTTGTTGAAAGAATACATTACAAACGTATCCAATACTAACAAATTCACTGAGTTTGTAAATGTAGAATACAAGAGGGTTTCTGAGATTTTGAAGGAGTATATTTCATCAATTAATAATAATGAGGTTATTAAGATTAAATTGAATGAAACTATCACCCAACTTTCAAGTAAAAATGTTGTAGGATTGGTTAAAGAAAATCAACTTACATCTCTTTTGACCGCATATGAATTGGTCGAAGAATTGAAAAAGATTCAAAATGAAAAAACCGCTTAAAGAATCAGGTGATCCATTTAGAGATATTGTAAAAAAATACGCTCAATACTATAGAGATAGCGAAATGGCTCGTATCTCTAAACAAGACTATAATGCATGGTTACAATCACATGCAGACAAGATTTCACCATCTACCCGTGAAAAAATAAAAAAGCAGGTGGATGCCCAATTAAAAAAGAAGAATGAAGCAAGCACTACAGCAGGTGTTCCTGGTGTAATGACACCATTTGCATTTAGCTCCAATAAAAAATCTCCTGGTAATGTTCGTGCCGCCACACAATTCGGATATAAATTGGCAAAACCTGTTAAAAAGAATCCTGGATATGCATTGGAAAATCAAATGTATAGTGAACCAGCTTATGTTACTCCAGCTCAAAACATTGAGCCAGTAGCTACATATACAGATTCAAATGGGTTGGTACAACACGGAGATCCAGAACTAGATCCAGCATTGGCTGGTCATGAACAAGGCATATTGCCTGTAACAGAACATGCAAATAGACTTGTTAGACAAATGCGTAAAGAAGGAGTTGGTGGTTTATTGTATAAATTGAAAAGTGAAGCTGAACAACAAGCAGTTGCTCAACCAGCACCAGCTCCAGCACAGCCAACTCAACCTACACCGCAGGCTCAAAAAGCTCCAGTTGATGTCAATCTTCAATCATACGATATTCAACCAGATTTTAGTGATTTTGATTCTAAGTTGAAGAATAGTACTGAACAATTAAAGACCGATCTTCAAAAGAAGATTCAAGATTCAATTTTAGATAAAAAGATTGTGGTTCGTGCTAGCAAGGGATATAAACAACCAGAGGCCGATTATACAATCAATGTCACAGGAGTACAAATCGACTATTATTATGATCGTTATGTTATTGTAATTATCGGTCGTGAAGAAAGCAAACAAAAGACTGCTAAATTCTTCGTTAAACCAGGATTTAAGATCAAAATTTTAGGAAAAGCGGATGTCAAACCTAAAGATCAATATCAAATAGCTAAATCTAAAGCATTGGTTGATCCTAACAAACAAGCCGCAACTCAATCCGCAAATAATGTGACATCCGAAGAACCACCTGCAACTGGACAAACTGCCGGTGAAAAACCACCACAATCTCAACCTACAGCTTAATATGAAACAAATTCTAATCGACGTATTACCCTTTGAATTTAAGAGAACATCACTAAACGAATCATTGAAAGATGGAAAACTCCTTGTTAACGGAGTTTTGCAACGTGCTGATGCAAAGAACCAAAATGGCCGTGTTTATCCAGAAGATATTTTGAAGCGTGAAGCTAACAAATATATGGATAACTTTGTAAAACAACGTCGTGCTATGGGTGAGTTGGATCATCCAGAATCATCTGTTGTTAACTTAAAGAACGTTAGCCATAATATCGTAGATATGGGTTGGGATGGTAAAGATTTAGTTGGTACTGTAGAAATTCTTCCTACACCAAGTGGTAATATTTTAAGAGATTTACTACAATCTGGTATTTTATTAGGCATCAGTAGTCGTGGTTTAGGCAGTGTTAAGAAAGACATGAGAGAAGGTGCAGATGTTGTACAAGATGATTTTGATTTAATTGCATTCGACTTTGTAAGCAATCCAAGTACACAAGGTGCATTCATGTATCCACAAGGAAAGATCAATGAAAGTGTTGATCAAAAAATAATCATCAATCCATATAGCAATGTAGAAAGATTAATTCACAATATTCTTTCTGAATTGTAATTTCAAACAATATTTATATTCATATGATCAAGCTAAAACATTTAGTAGAAAATTCCACAGAAGTTGCTTATTCCCCTTTAACAAAAGAGGAGAAAAAGAAGTTATATGAAACAATCAAAGCTTACAATGAATATCGTGGTTCATTAAAGGCAGAATCCATCTATGAAACTGCAACCAAAATTATGGAAGCTGTTAATCTAGCTGAACGTTATGCCATTAAAGAATGTAACGAATGGATGGAAGCCAAGATGATTGAACGTGACATGAAAGATGTCAAGAAGATGGCTGGTAAGTTATACGAAGAAGCACAAAAAATCAAAGGTGTTGAAAAACAACTTGAGATGTTGTACGAAGAAATTGGTATGAAGTTGGAACGCTATTTTGAAATCGCAGATCCAATTACAGAAGCACCGCAAGCTTATCAAGTACAAGGTAGACCAGATTCAGTCAGTATCGCTTCTTCAAGAGATATCGATCAAACCAATTAAAATATTCTAGATGGGATACTATCAATAAATTCAATTAATTTATTGAAGGTTTCAAATACGTAACGACGGGATGTTTCCAAAACATACCCGTCTTCTTCTTTATAGACCTTAATAGTTTGTTTGTGATCTTCTAGTTCTAGACTTGGAATTTCTACTTCACATGATAGATCATAGTCATCATCCATCTTGAAACCCATATGTCCCAAAGTATCAATTTCATTAAATGCCCAACCATTTGGATTGTCTATGTCAGCAATTTTGTATTTTTGAATTTCTTCAAGTTCGGTATGTACAAAGTTTCTCATCTTAATAGAAGTAGGCTTATAATTAAAATTCTCATTGTTTCTAAGTTGTTTTAAGAATTTAATATTACTTTTATTAATTTCCATGTGTTTGCTGAAATTTGGGTTGTAATTATAGGCCATATGAATTAATTCTATCTATAAAATCGGCTAAGATTTTTGTTTTTTCTGTTCCGTCATCTTCTTCAAATATGCTGCTCAAAGTATAAAATACTTTATCTGTTGGTTCATCAGAATCGTCTGATAGTATTCTAACGAAACAAGCGTAGTTATAAAATCCTTTGTTTTGATTGTTGGTCAATTTCTTGAACACAAACTTTTTGGTAGAATCGTTACTTTGTACTTCAGCGGAAACTTCTCTGGTACTTCTTTTATGAACAAAGTTTGTTTTACCAAATCCAGCAAAGCCATTTTGTTTTGATTGAAATGTTAACAATTCTTTTTCATCAAATGGAACACCAACGTTTTCTCTCAAAACTTGATCAAAGGGTTTATCAGTAATTTCTTTTGCTTTACTTAATGTATATTCAGAACCTTGTGTTTCAGAGTCTTCTTTTAGTTTCTTAATGATTTCTTTTACTTTTGTGAAATCTTTTACACTACTTGGTTTAATTGTACTAGCCATTTTACGTACTTGTGGGGATACTTTACTTGGTTTAACATCACCTTTTTGTACTCCACGTACTAGTCTGAATAATCTTGCTTGCTTTTCACTTTGTGCTGGCATATACAATAAATATCATTTTTTTTAACATCTGACGATTTTTAATTATATTTATTTATCAAATACATCAATCGTTTGATGTCTACATCTAAATTAAATCTTCTTTGGAGTTCTTCAATAACTTCACCAACAAACAATAAGAAAGGATAGTAATATTATATGAGCGATCTATTAAAGGAAAGCATCGCAGACGCAAAGGCTGTTCGTGAAACAGCAATTGCCAATGCAAAGACCTTTCTTGAGGAAAATTTTGCTAAGAGCATGAAAGAAATGTTTGCAGAAAAACTCAAGGAAGAAATGACAGACGAACCAACAGCCGAAGACCAAGTTGACGAAAACTTGTCAACTTCAAAGATTGGTGGCGAAAAGGGAAATGAAGCTTCTAAGCAACATCCTGTAAAGCCATCCACTTCTGCTAACAAGAACACAACTCCAGCCGGCAAACAAGAGTTTGACGCAAAGTTGGAAGAAGAAGCCGCTGCAGGCGACGAAGAAGTAACCAGCGAAGAACTAGATGAAATTCTAGCTGAACTTGAAGGTGAAGTCGTTAGCGAAGAAAAAGAAACCGAAGAAGACGACGACAAGGAAAAGGTTGACGAAACCGTTTCTGAAGGTGAAGAAGTAAATCTCGATGAACTTCTAGCTGAATTGGAAATGGAAGAACAAAACGTTGATCCAATGGCTGCTGTTCCAGCACCAGCTCCAGCAGCACCAGTTGCTCCAGTTGATCCAATGGCTGCTGCTCCAGCACCAGTAGCTCCAGCTCCTGGCCAAGTACCATCACCATCTGAAGGTGAAGTAACCTACGAAGAAATGGCAGAAGCTCTAGTAGCTATCAATGAAGAAAACGAAGCATTGAAGAACCAATTGAGTGAACACGTAAACACCGTCAAGTATTTGAAGGGTGTTCTCGCAGAAACCAATTTGTTGAATGCTAAGTTGCTATACACCAACAAGTTGTTCAAAGGTAAGGCTCTTACCGAAGATCAAAAGTTGAAGATCATCAACACTTTCGACTTGACCAAGAACATTCGTGAAGTCAAGTTGGCATACACCGTTTTGGCCGAATCATTTAATGCCGGTGGATCAGTTGTTAAAAAGAAGACCAATGCAACTGTAAGTACTATCACCGAAGGTTTGGCAAGCAAACCAGTATCATCAACAAAGCCTGACTCTACCATTGTAGAACCTCAAGCTGATGTGATGACTTCAAGATTCCAAAAACTCGCAGGAATCAAGAAGTAAAATTAGTTTGCGAGTAAAAACCTAAAGATAATAAAGAAAGAAACAAAAATATGAGTATGGACGTAAAGAGTCTATTGACTAACAATATGAATCCACAAGCCAAATTGATGGCTGAAACCCGTGGACTACAATCCAAGTGGGAAAAGACAGGTCTTCTTGAAGGCGTAAATGGCGTTGAGAAGGCACACATGTCAATCCTATTGGAAAACCAAGCAAAGCAACTACTAGATGAAGCTTCTTCAACTGGTACCTCAACCAGTTCCGAACAATGGGCTGGTGTTGCTCTACCATTGGTTCGCCGTGTATTCGCTGAAATTGCTGCAAAGGAATTCGTCAGCGTACAACCAATGAATCTACCATCTGGTCTAGTGTTCTATCTAGACTTCAAGTATGGTTCTGGTAACCACTTGAGCCAAACCCCAGGCACTAGTTTGTTTGGTGGTACCAATTCTGCTAAGTTCGGTTCTACCGACGCAGCAGTAAATGGTCTATATGGTCAAGGCCGTTACGGTTATTCTGAACGTGTAGTAACCAGTTCAGCATTCCAATCTGGAAATTGTACAGTTGCTTCAGCAAGCTGGGCAGATCTACAATTTGCTAGTGAATTCAGTTCATCATTGAGAAGCGGTAACGTCAAGGGTATCTACAAGATTGGTCTAGACGTTAATGATAATACACAAACAAACACCGGAGTTGCTTCTGGTTACGTCTGGAATGTTGACTTGAACGCAGTGCGTTCATTTGGTCTACAAACCACAGGTGATGTTGCTTACACCGTATTGAACACCTACGCAAACGTAGTTAACACCGGTACAATCGCATCACCAAATTACATAATTAACTTGTACGTAAGTCAATCAAGTACAGCTACTACCCCAGCACGTACTCCAAAGTTAAATTACACACTACAACCTACTGATAACCTACGTGGTGACTTCGAAGCTGGTAAGACCGCTGGTGAAGGTTCTGGTAACAGTGCCGCAACAGCAACTCAAAATATTGATACTGATATCAATATTCCTGAAGTAAACTTGGTACTAAACAGCGAACCAATCGTTGCTAAGACCCGTAAGTTGAAGGCTGTCTGGACCCCAGAATTGGCTCAAGACTTGAACGCATATCACTCTATCGATGCAGAAGCAGAACTTACTGCTCTATTGAGTGAATATGTATCTATGGAAATCGATCTTGAAATCCTAGACATGTTGAACGAATCCGTAACTGGTACCACAACCGAAGCTTGGTCTGCCCAAATCGGTACTGAGTTCCAAAAGACCCTCAGCTTCGCTGGTGGTACTACTGGTACTCCAGTTGCTAACTTCACTCGTGTAGTTAACAGCTCACCAAATCGTACTGCTTACGTAAAGAGCACTTGGTTCCAAACTCTTGGTAACAAGATCCAAAAGGTCTCTAACAAGATTCACCAATTGACACTACGTGGTGGTGCAAACTTCTTGGTATGTTCACCAGACGTAGCAACCATCTTGGAATCAATCCCAGGATATGTTGTTAACACCGATGGTGATTCTGCTAAGTTTGCAATGGGTGTTGCCAGAGTTGGTAGCTTCGCAAGTCGCTTCCAAGTCTACAAGAACCCATACATGACCGATAACGTAATCTTGGTTGGTTTCCGTGGAAGCAACTTCCTAGAAACCGGTGCAGTATATGCTCCATATATTCCACTAATCCAAACTCCATTGGTTTATGACCCAACTAACTTCACACCACGTAGAGGCGTAATGACCCGCTACGCTAAGAAGGTAGTACGTCCTGAATTCTATGGTAAGGTTATCATCAGTGACCTAGATACCGTATAATCTGAACGATTAGTAAGTTAAAACAAACCCTCTACCGAAAGGTAGGGGGTTTTTTCTTACATTATTCGAAAAATTCGTTGGTAGATGTTACAACGATTTCTTGCACTTCTTCTTTGAATGATGTACTCTTCAGATATGGCAAAGTTTTATGTTTAAGAGACTTGGTTAACTTTTTATTTTCAATCTTGTTGCTAATGAACTTGATATAACGATGTTTACCACTTTCACGTTTGCGCCAAAATGTTTTGCCTATACGTTCTTTTAGTTTATCTACACTATGTGTTTTCCAACGTGAATATACACTTCTACTATGAATCCAGTCATAATTTGGTGGTCCAACTAAACTTACACTATGGTTAGGTAATATTGCTATATCCACATAATTGTCTCCTTGATATAGAAATCCAGTGGCTTGGTATATGGTTCCTGCGTGTCCAACCTCACTATCGGCATAACTCAGAATACATTTTATTTGTGGATAATCTGTATTTAACATTCTAAAACTTTCAGCTATACAATAGCTTTCTATATTCTTACCATAACCATCTTCTATCCATAAACGTGTTAATTCAAATACGTTATCATTTGTTAATAGTGGACTTATACTTGTACTAGCATTACGTCCAACAGCGTTACCATAAACTAACACCCCAATCAGTTTCGAGTTAAATCCGCCAAAGAAACTACTCTCAACATAATCTTTGTAGTATACTCCATATGCAACTGTACACAATGTCCATTTGTGTGTATAGTGATTCTTTTCTATCATACTTCTTGCAACCTGTTTGCTTATAGGTTGTAAAAAGATGAGTGATGTGTCACAATATGTTTCCTTCAT